GAACTGGCGGTGGCGCTGGAACAAACGGCGGTTCAGGTGGTGGCGCAGGTCGTGACTCGTTTAGTCCAGGAACAGGAACAACAAATCAAGGTTATGCGGGTGGGAACGGTAACTCAAATGGATATACAGGACTAGGTGGTTCAGGTGGCGGTGGTGGTGCAGGTGCGGTTGGTGCTGCTGGAACCTCAACTAGAAACGGTGGCGCTGGTGTAGCAACGAGTATCACAGGTTCATCAGTTACTTATGCTGGTGGTGGTGGTGGTGGAACAAACGACACTTACGGTAGTCCTGGTGCTGGTGGTGCTGGTGGCGGTGGTGCTGGTGCGACTACTGGTAATGGTGTTGCGGGTACGGAAAATACTGGTGGCGGTGGCGGTGGTGCGGGTCAAACATCAGGCGGGGCTGTAGCAGGTAACGGTGGCGCAGGTGGTTCGGGTGTTGTCATTTTGCGTTACTCAAGCAATTTTACAATCACCATTGGTGCAGGCTTAACAGCCAGTACCTCAACAAGTGGAAGCAACAAAGTTACAACGATTACCGCAGGCACAGGCAATGTGTCATGGGCATAGAATAGGAGAATACATATGGCACATTACGCATTTCTAGACACAAACAACCGAGTCACCGAGGTGATAGTTGGCGTACACGAAACAGAACTCATTGACGGCAAAACACCTGAAGAGTTCTACAGCACATTCCGTAACCAAACTTGTGTACGCACAAGTTACAACGGCAACATACGCAAACAGTACGCAGGAATCGGCTACACCTACGACCCAGTAAACGATGTGTTCATCTGCCCACAACCATACGGCTCATGGACTTTAGATGACAACTTTGATTGGCAGCCACCAACACCGATGCCAGTTGTTGAAGGCAAAAAGTACGCATGGTTTGAACCGAACCGAGTGTGGATAGAACTACTAGGAGAAAACAATGAAAATCAGTAAACAACAAAAAGCGATGTTCCAATCATATTTGCGTAGTTGTCTGGCAGCAGTTCTTGCTGTCGTTGCTACAGGCAACTATGACCCGTCAGATGTTCTTAAGGCGTTGTTGGCGGCTGCTTTGCCGCCGCTTATGCGTTGGGCTAATCCGAACGATAAGGCGTTTGGTCGCAAACCATAATCATTATGAAATATCCTGTTGTTGCTATAAAGTTTTGTAGCCACATCAAAGGCAAAAAACCTAGCGAAATCACTAATGATGTTTTGCGTAAATGTTCTGGTGGTGGGAAAATGGAGTTGTGTGCTGCTGATGCGTGGGATGCAATGGTTGCCGCCGCTGCTGCGGACGGCATTATATTAAAACCTACTAGTTTGGGTGACCAGTTTCGTAGCATTGAACAGCAGAAGACAGCGTTTTTGCAACGTTATAGAAAAGAACCTGTTGCTAATTCTACCAGTAGAACTTGGAATGGTCGTAAGTGGTGGTTGAAACGTGGTTTTGCGCCTTTGGCTGCACCGAATGATGACCCTAAGACTTGTAGCCGTCACATGTTGGGGTTGGCTGTTGATGTTGCTAATGCTAGTAGTAAAATATTAGAATGGCTGTTAAACAACGAAGACAAGTTTGGGTTTAGCCACGAAGTTCAGTCTGAACCTTGGCATATCCGTTATGTGGCTGGGGATAATGTTCCTGTGGCTGTGAAAGAATTTTTGCAATAATCTAAATAACAATCTGTTAGGATGGTGTTATGCGTAAATGGTTTATATCCATTATTGTTGCATGTCTAATTATGCCAATCAGTCATGTCCATGCTGTGTCTAAGGAGTTGGTTGGTAAATGTGGGCATTGGTTGGATGATGCTTTGGATGTGGGTTGGTCTAGGTCTGATTTATCTAAATTAGATTATATTATGTGGCGTGAGTCACGTTGTTTTCCCAAGGTGTTTAATTCTTCTGACCCAAATGGTGGTTCTGGTGGGTTGTTGCAAATTAATCAATTTTGGTGTTTGCCTAATAAATATAATCCTAGTGGATGGTTGCAATCTCAAGGTGTTTTAAGTTCGTGTAAAGAGTTGTTAAATCCTAAAATAAATTTACAGGCTGGTTTGGCTATTTTTGAGTACTCTGAGGAACGTAACGGCAATGGTTGGCAGCCTTGGGGTAAATAATGGAATTAAATGAACTTTTAAACGAAGCAGAATTTCGTAAATGTCGTGGACCTGAAAACGCTAGTGTAGATGAACAGTTGGTTGCATTTTCTTATTTTTGTGAAAAATATTGGTTTGTAAAACATCCTCAAAAGGGACGTATTTTGTTTAAGTTGCGTCTAGCGCAAACAGAAACTGTTAAAACTTGGATGAGTGAACGTTACAGTATCGTCCTTAAGGCTCGCCAGATTGGGTTTAGTACGTTGGCTGCCGCCTATAGTTTTTGGTTAGCATACTTTTTTTCTGACCGTTTTATTGTAATGTTAAGCCGTACTGAACGTGAGTCTGTAAAGTTATTATCTAAGGCTAAGTATGGTTACCGATTTTTGCCTCAATGGTTTAAGTTGCGTGGTCCGCAACAAATTACCGAACACCAATTAAAAATGGTATTTGACAACGAATCCGCTATTGAATCTTTGCCGTCCAGCAATGACCCTGCTCGTGGTGAGTCGGTGTATTTGGTAATTGTAGACGAATGGGCGTTCTTACCTAATGCTGAGGAAGCGTGGGCTTCTATTGAACCTGTTACGGACGTTGGTGGTCGTGTGATTGGTTTGTCTACCGCTAATGGTTCAGGCAATTTTTATCACGAGTTGTGGGTTGGTTCACAAACCAACGCCAACAAGTTTAAAGGCATCTTTTTCCCTTGGTCTGCTGACGGCGAACGCAACCAAGACTGGTATGATGCCAAAGCGGCTAACATGCACCCTTGGCAACTACACCAAGAATACCCGACATTTCCCGAAGAAGCATTTATCAAATCAGGTAATCCCGTTTTTGATATTCAAATGTTAGATGACATGTCTCTTGTAGAACCTAGTCGTGGTTATTATCATTTGTATTCGGATGGGAATGGAGAGTTCCGTTATTCGGAAAATGGAGAGTTGCATATTTGGGCTTTCCCACAAAAAGAATCTGTTTACGTAATTGGCGCTGACGTTTCTGAAGGTTTATCTTATGGTGACTATAGTTCCGCACACATTATAGAGGCTAAAAGTGGTGTAGTTGTCGCTACTTGGCATGGTCGTATTGAACCTGATTTGTTTGGTGAAATGTTAGCAGAAATAGGTTGGTGGTATAACACTGCGTTATTGGGTATTGAAAACAATAATCATGGTTTAACTACTCTTAAGGCTGCCCAAAAACATGGTTATAAAAATCTTTATAAACAACGCCGTTTAGCACATGTTCGCCCTGAGGCTACAGACATTTTGGGTTGGCGTACTACGGCTACTACTAAACCTTTGGCTATTGATGAATTGTCTGCTGCTATGCGTACTGACACTATTCAAATTTATGACCGTTTAACTATTGCGGAGTTACGCACTTTTGTTCGTAAAGAAAATGGTAAAATGTCTGGTAGTCCGCATGATGACCGTGTTATTTCTTTGGCTATTGCTAATCAAATGTTGAAGTATGTTTGGTTATCGGAGTATCGTCCTGCTGATAAACCGCCCGCAAATAGTTTGTTGTGGTGGGAAAAACATATTTTTGGTGGTCGGAAAGCAGAAAAAACACCTATTGGCGCACATAATGTGCGCAGTCAGACTCCTTTTCGTTAGTTTGGGAACAGGAAAGTGTTATTAGATGACAAATTTTACTTGCGAAGAATGTTCTAGACAGTTTTATGATGAAGAATTGCCCCATCGTGGTGCAATTTGTTTCGGCTGTCACATAAAAAGTGTTCGTTTAGGGTTTACTTACGGCAAAGACAACTTTCATGGGGATACCATTGCCGAAAAGCAACGCCAAATTATGTCGGATGCCGCTATTAACGGAGTTCAGGCTGAACCTGTAACTAATTGGATGTAATATGGAAGCCATCCTTGTACCTATTTTGGTTGCGGTTATAACAGGTCCAATGGTGGTTATTTTAAACAAGTTACGTTCAGAAAACACTAGTCAACATGCCGAGTCTAGGGATTTGTTGCAACAGGTTGCTGATAAGGTTGATACTGTAGGCACAAAGTTAGATGAACATATTGGTTGGCACAAAGGTAAGGATGTATAATGGTTAAGAAAAACATGGCAGACTATTTGGCGCAGTCTAAACAACGTATTGAATCTAGCCGCAAGTGGCGTAAAGATGACGGGTATGATGGCACTTGGCGACGAATGGTTGACATGTATAAAGGTCGCCACTTTGATGACTATAAAACAGAAGACCGCATGTTGGTTAACATTTCGTTTTCTACAATTAACGTTATTTCGCCAAGTATTTCGGTTAACTATCCGAAGATTTCTGTCAATGCTGTTAATCCAGACAATGCTGGACAGGCGGTTATCGCTGAAGCGGTGGTGAATTATTGGTGGAAACATCGTGATGTTCGTTCACATTTTCGTCGTGCCGTAAAAGACATGTTAACAGTTGGGCATGGTTGGATAAAAGTTGGTTATCGTTTTGTTGAGGAAGAAGACACCCAAGGTGGCGACACAGAAGTTTCCGACCCTATTCCTGGTGGCGAGTCAACACCTACTAGTATAATTTTAGAAGATAGCCCGTTCGCTGAACGGGTTTCTCCTAATGATATTTTTGTTGACCCAGATGCTACCAGCATGCACGATATTCGTTGGATTGCACAACGTATCCGCCGACCAATTAAT